GTCGGCTGAGGTGGGGCGGGGGGTTATCCCCTGGGCTGCCTGGGGTTTGTTTTTCTGTGTGTGGTTATTTCGTCGTCGTGATGTTTGGTGTTTGTGCTGGTCAAGGCGTTGGTTTGTGTTTGTGTGTGCTGTGTTTGTGTGTTGTGGTGGTTGTGTGTTAGTCCAAACCGGCTGCGTGTGTGTTGGTGTGTGTGTTGGTGGTTGTGTGTGTACGTGTGTTCGATGGTGTAGGTCACGTTGGTGTTTGTGTGTTTGGGGGTTGACGTGGGCTCGCTGGTGTGGCGTATGGTTTGGGTCATCAGCAGCACGGCCCCGACGGTGGGGCGAACAATGAGAGGAACGATGATGACGAGCAAGGTTGTGCGCAGCATGGTGATGGCCCTTGTGGCTGGGCTTATGGCCCTGGCGGGTTGTGCGCCCGCCTACGCCAGTGATGGTGTGGAGTCTCCTGCGGGTTCGTGGGTGCTGGCTTCTACTGGGGCCCCGGTTGATGTTTCTGGTATGGCGGCTTGTGAGTCCGAGGATCAGGAGTATGGGCCGTGCTTGTGGGACGCCCGCACGATGGGGAATGGTTCTGGTGAGTCGTTCATCGTTGAGGAGGACGGCAGCGTCTCGTATCTGCGGTGGCGGGATGCGCGTGAGACGTCTTTCCCCGGCTGGGTGTGGGTAGGTTCGGTGGAGGCTGCGTCCACGGCTGGCCTGCCCTCCTGTGCGGACGTACAGGGGCACGTGACCTGTGAGCGGGATGGCCGGTACGTGCTCGAGGTGAACAGTGCGGCGTGCACGCAAACCATCACCACCACTGAGGGTGAGCGCTACATCCCCGGGCCCGCCGTCGCTAAGGCACTCAGTGACCAGTGCGACCGTAGCGCGGTTAGCGGCCACCAGGACCAGGCAGGACTCCACGGTGCACGCAGTAGTGGCTCTACGGGGGTTGTGCATTCGGCTTCGCCGAACGCGGCTGTGAATGACGTTGTGGATAAGCCGACCTCTCCTAGTCGTGACAAGGTTGTGGGTCCTGTGGTTTCGGGCGCTAGGGACAACTACGACGTTGAGGTTGTGGTGGTGTTTGGTGCGCTGACTCTGTTGGGGCTTGCTGGTGGTGTGTGGTGGCAACGGCGTCGTGATGGTCGGCGCGTGGGTCGTCATGGCCGCCGGTGATTGATTGGGGTCGTCTATCGCACACGTGTTCGACCAATTGCCGTGGTGGTTGGTTGGCGTGATGCGATAGGCGGCCCTTTCGTGTGTGTGGCGGTTGGGCGCATATCGACTTATTGCACTGTGTCGGCGGCCGCACGTGGGTGGCGCACGTCATTCGTTTGGGCCTGTTTTCTAGGACCTTGGTCCTACGTCTGGCACAGGCGCGGCATGGGTGTCTCACAGTTGGCGTTCAGGTTGTGTTCTATGACCGTTCGAACAGTTGGGTTGCTGGCACTGAAAAACACCTATGGAAACCTCGCTTGACACGCCAGATTGGCGCNGGTTGTGTTCTATGACCGTTCGAACGATTCGGTTCGGGGGCCTGAGAAACACTTATGACAAGCCCACTTGACATGCTGGATTGGCTTGATTCTGCGGGAAAATAGCCCCCTATATGGTTGTCTCACCGCGCGGGCGATCAGCGGCCCGCCCAACGAAAGGAATCGAAATGACCTACTACAACGACGCCCTGGCCTGCGAGATGACCGAGGACGAGGCCATGGTTATGGACCCCACCGCAGAGCCCCTGTGGCGCGTGCGGGCCGCCGAGGCCCTCCTGTCCGGCCTTGGTGCGGCGCCCTGGGGTGCGATGGCGCGGCGCATGGTCCAGCGTGAGCGGCTGGCCGCTAATTTCTGGGAGCGCAAATATGCGGGTGAGGCGCTGGCCTGATTGACCCGCCGGACCCCCGGTTCCGCTTCGGCGGGGCCGGGGGTTCTGCTTTGCCTGCCCACAGGGGGTGCTGTAAGCCCCTCTGACGCACTTTGGGGGTGCGGGTGGTACCCGCATATGGGTGGAGTGCTGAAAGGCGCTCAGATTGGCTCCTGCGGCCTCTCGTGTGCGGGGGTGTGTGCGCGTGCGCATATACGCGCGCGTGCGCGTGCGTGTGAGTGATGCAGGAGTGTGGCCCGAACGTCTGTTCGATGACGTAGGTCACGCGAATTGGTGCCCGTTCCGGCTTGACTCACTGCGTCTCGGGGGGTGTATGGTTGAGCCATCAGCACGGGGCAGTTGCCCCACACAGAAAGGATCACAGAAATGACCGCCAACGACTACGTCGCCACCATCGTCGACCAGCTGACCGAGTGGGGCATCAACTACAGTGAGACCACGGAGGGTGTCAGTGTCGGCAACATTCACCTCGAGATCGCCGAGGACGGATACCGCCCCGCTGGCACTATCCTGGACGGCACTGAGACGGTTGCCGTCACCAGCGACGCGGACAAGGCGGCCGCGCTCCTGGCCTTTCCGCTGGCCCGCCGCGCATGGGGACTCGGCTACACCGGCGACTTCGAGGTTGGCTACGTGAACAGCGAGGTTGAGATGATCCTCTCTTACGAGAGTAGTGACCTGGCCATCTCCGCCGGGATCGACGAAGCCGACCGGTTCACCGTCACGGGGCACGGCCTGTTCCGCCAGGCCGTCGGCATGAGCGACCTTGAGGCCATCCTCACCTCAACCGAGCTGGCCTACGGCGATCCCAGGGAGGCCTGGCAGGCCCTCTGCGGGGCCAGCGACTTCGGGTTTGACGACTGGGAGGCCATCGTTGAGTTCCTCAACGACGACGCGCGGTTCACCCACGGCGCCCGATTCACCAAGGTTGAGTCCTACGCGACTGAGCGTGCCGCGCTGGTGGAGGACTGGGATAACGAGTCCCCCATGCGCGTCATCGACGTTGAGACTGCCGAGGACACTACGCACTGGGCGGCGAGTGACGCAGCTGCCGCCGTCCTGTACGCGATCTCCTGACACTTTCAGGTAGCCCGAATGGTTGTAGCGGGGGTTCGATTCCCCCGCCGGGCACGACACTCACCTACCCACACGGAGGAGAATCATCATGGCAACCAGTGAGGAACGTCTCGCTCGGGCACTCGAGTCGGAGGTGGAGAACCTTGAGTTCGTTCTGGACGCCGCGTCTATCGACTTCGACGTCATGACGTCACCGAACACGAACCAGTGCATCATCGTCTTCGCGGAGGGGGAGCGGCTCGCCTACGTCACCGCTGAGCTCTCGTGGGGCGACATACCCGCCGTGTTCGTAGACATCTACAGCGTGGACGCCGACGGTGCGGAGCGACGGGTGCGTGGGGGCCTGTCCGCCGATGCGGCCATCACCTACATCACCAACGCCTGAACGTCAGCAATCTGAAAGGAACGAAACCATGAGCACTGTCGCTGAGCGTGTGCGCCTAGCATTCAACGCGGCTACGGGAGATAGCAAGCCTGCGTCGTCCGACTGGGTGGCCTCTAATCCGACGCACCACCTGGAAGTAAGGAACGTTCTGGGATCGCGGCGCCGCGAAGCGGTGGCCCAGGTGACGGCCAAGGACTCGCTGAACGTCAAGTATCTGGCCGTGAGGAGCCAGGACTGGACTAGCGTCGGCACGATGACTCACCTGCTAAACGACGCTGAACGGCGAGCCAAGGCGCTTGCGGCACTGGCCGACGCGCTCGGCTCAAACGGGTGGCACGTCTACCCCATCCGGGAGGAGTTAAGGGACAGTGGCCTGACCGCCGTCAAGGACGAGAACAAGGTCAAGGTGTATTCGAACGGTGACGTGAGCGGATATGACGACGTTGCAGTGAGGTTCGCCAGGGATGCATTCGAGGTGGCACTCGAGCGCGTACAGGCCAGCTAGTCGGGATGGTCGGCCGCGCCGTGTCGTGGCCGCGCCACCTCACCTAGAGGACATAGCGCAGTAGAAACGCGGCCCGCCGCTGAATAAAGCTTGCACATGTTGGTTGAGAACTACATAGAGATTTAAGGCCATAGGTGGCAGGCACCGCACGCACGGCGCCGCCTCGCGTAGTCGATACAGTCTGCCCACCTATGAGTCACCTAGACCGCCCTACTAGTTACTACTACCGCTAGAGGCTTGCTGTGATCCGATTAATGGTCTAGGTGGCCCATAGGTGACCCGCAAGGCGCGGGACCTAGAAAGGAGTCCGCGATGGATTATCAAGTCAGTAACATCACAGAATTGGAGGGCGCCATCGCCGATGGCGCAACATTCTCGGATAGCATCTACCTACAGGACGGCACGGACCTCAGGGGCGCAGACGTGACCAAGGAACTGGACTATCGGCTTGCCGCCAATGCGCACGCCACGGTCGACTCGTCTCTTCCCTCCTGGTTTGTGTTTAAGTATGATTGCTCGCTCACGATTCACTGGGATCGCGAGTGCGCCTTAACTTTCGGCACGCCATTTTCTGGCGTGAATGCCGTGGTGCGACTCGTCGGCTGGCCCAACACCCCCGCGACGGAAGCGGTCATCAAGACACTCAAGTCTCGCGACGTCACTGTCCTGATTTACGAAGATTATGACGCCGTCGACCCGGGGTGCACCCCGGCTAGTGCCGTCCAGGTGCCCGGTCCGCCCCACTACACTTGGGTAGGAGAGGCATTGGCCGCCAATGGGGCGCCCGCGTTCTCGGCTGACCTACAGTCCTGGGACTTGCTTGATGCCCTCTTCCCCGAGAATCCTCATCTGTGGAACGTCGGGAAGTACCTCACCCGGTTCGGCCGCAAGGGAGATGCGAGCAAGCGCCTCGAGGACCTGCGCAAGGCCGCCGCATACCTCGAGAGGGCCATCAAGGCGGAGGGCCGCCGTGCCAGCTAACGCGCCACTCGAGCACCGTCTCATCACGAACGCAGACATGCGTCGCATGCCCGACGGGGCCACCGTCTACAACGACCTACACGAACCGTGGGTCAAGCACGGCCCATGGTGGCACCTGAACGACGGCGACACTCGCCTACTCGGCACGGAACTCAAGCGCCTATCAGCGTGGTTGTACGTGCTCGAGCCATTCAACCCACACCGCTACGTCTGGCAGCACTAGCCAGGCGCACACGAAAGGAACCCACCCATGGATCACACCTACGCCCCAAACGTAGCGATGCAGCTGGCCACCATGTGGCCTCACTGCCGGTCATACGTCACACCCACGCCCACGGGTTACGCCGTCACGTTCGGATCCGTCGCGGCGGAACTCACCCCGGACTGGTGGGCAGTACGCAAGCCCGGCCACGCCGATCGGCGCTGGGGGTACGTCGAATGCGACGAAGTGGTCATCGCGGACACGGTTGCCGAGGCGAACGCCCACAACCACCACGACTCCGTTAAGGGGCGCATCACGGCGTTCGATCGGCGCCTGCGCGTGCGTCGCGTCGGTGACGTGTACAGCATCACCACGGCGGAGTCGGAGACCATCACCATCGTCCCCATTGGTGGCATGATCGCGGTGACTGCCGGGGGCGTGACCCACGAGGTAGCAACGATGGGGCACGCGATCATGGCCGTAGGGTCGCTGGTGGCTTCCACTAAGTAGCTTCCAGAATAGGGGCCTCCCAACAGAATAGGGGCCTCGCAACAGAATAGGGGCCTCCCAACAGAATAGGGGCCTCCCAAGAGAGGAGTACAGGTGACAGAACAGCTAACAGTCCACCAAGCACTAAGCAAGGTCATGGGGGACGTTCAGGCAGTCAGGAAGGACAGTAAGAACCAGGCGCAGAAGTTCCTCTTCCGGGGGATCGACGCCGTAATGAACGCGGTAGGGCCCGCGTTGCGTAAGCACGGAGTAACGATCCTCCCTGAGGACGTTGAGGTGCACCGCAGCAACGGGACCACGGCAAGCGGAAAGCAGACCGCCGAGGTTGTCGTCAAGGTCACTTACCGGATCTACGGCCCAGCTGGGGACAGCATCCACGGCAAGGTAGCGGCCGAGGCGATGGACTTCGGCGACAAGGCGATCGCCAAGGCGATGAGTGTCGCCTACAGGACGTTCCTCCTTCAGGCGCTCACCATCCCCACGGACGAGCCCGACCCTGACGGTGAGTCCTACGAGAGGGGGGTTCCCAAGAGAATAGGGGCCTCCCAGGAGAACAGGGCCTCCCAGCGGAATGCCCCCCTCCCAGCGGAACAGGGGGTTCCCAAGAGAACAGCCGCCGAACAGTGCGGAATGATCCTTGACGGTTTCTGTTCCACCCACCAGCTGGACGGCGACAAGGTGCGCGAAGAGTACTTCGCCGCCGGAGGTAAGGCCAACCCTGACATGCTCAGGGCGTGGCTGGCACAGAACTACGGGGCGGGGAAGGTCCAGTGAGCAAAGAGAACGCACTCCGCAAGGCGGCCATCGCGGCACACGTCGCAAAGGTGGCCTCCCAGGAGAAGAAGAAGGCCCTCAAGGAGCTTGAGAAGTACATGGCGCCGGGCGACACGTCCAAGCCTCAAATCGACGGCCTCCAGGTGGGGACGGTGAGCGTTAGCGCACCACAGCCCCGATACCAGGTGGTTGATGAGAAGGCGCTCGTGGCCTGGCTCGAGTGGAACAAGCCCGACGCCGTACACAAGGTGCCCGCCCCATGGTTCGTGGCTACCGCAGCCCTGGCTGGGTTCATTAAGCAGACTGGGGAGGTACCCGATGGGGTAGAGGTCGTTCAGGGCGATCCGCGCATCTCAGTGCGCATCTCCGCTGCGCAGGAGGAAGCCATCCGTGAGCTCATCTCCACTGGCGACATCGGCCTCCTCGAAATCGAGGGCGGGGATGCGTAGAAAGGGGGCTCCCAAGAAAACAGGGCCCTCCCAGGAAACAAGGGAGCTCGTGTACGAGAGGGATGGTTACCGGTGTGCTCGCTGCGGTCGGCATGCCGGGAACGGCCCCATGAGCATCCAGCACCGGAGGGCCCGCGGCATGGGCGGCAGCAAGGCCCCCAACACGAACAGCCCCAGCAACCTCATCCTCCTCTGCGGGGATGGGGTTAGGGGCTGCCACGGCTACATTGAACAGAACAGGGCCGAGGCGCGACGCACGGGGTTCAACGTCCCCCAGTTCGTAGCCAACCCTGAAAGCATCCCGGTCACCTACTGGGACGGGAGAACCTACAAGCTTACCGATGAAGGAGGCAGGAAGTGCTTGGCATAGGCGAGGTGACCTACACGTTCGCCACCATTGAGTGCGACTGGCCACACTGCACCAACAAGATAAACCTGAGCCCCGGCGTTATGGACATCGATCGAGAGCAGCACGAGCTGAGCGCCCTACGAAACCTAGCCACTCGTCGCGGGTGGCGCATCGACAACACCAACATGCGGGTCACATGCCCCGATCACACAAGGGAGAACAAATGACGACATTCGAAAACCTTGCCAGGAAGTGCTCGAAGGGTGCCGACTCGTTCGACGAGCGACGCCTCTACACGGTAGGCCGCTGGCACAAGAGCCTCGGGTGGCTGCAGTCCTTCATCTGTGAGATCGAGGACGCATCATGCTCCAGCGAGGAGGATGATGTTGCTTCCGAGATGGCATACCACCTTCGAGACATCGCCAGTGGGGCCGCGATCATGCTCAGCCAGCTCGGAGTGACTGACCCTGCGGCGGCGTTCGTTGACGAGTACGCCAAGGCGTCCGCCAAGCATCCGGGCATGACGCTCGACAGCGACAAGCACACCAATGAGTCTCGCTTCTACGCCTTGGGTGAGGAGGTCGGGGAGGTTTGCGCCGCCCTCACCTACGACAATAAGGAGGCCACGGGCCACAACTCAGACCTCATCTCCGAGGTCACCCAGGTTGGCGGACTCGCCATCGCCTGGCTCTTGCGTTACCAGGAAGGAAATGTCGATGAGTGATGCGGATGACATTAGGGAGGTTGTCGAGCGGCTGTCACTGTATGGTCGCACCGGAGCCCGCACAGGCTTGCGAGATGACATTCTCGCCCTCGTCAGCCACACCATCGACCTCGAGGTTGAGGCCCGCGAGAAGAACGCATGGGAGGGGCGCTATAACGCCCTCCTCGAAGAGTGCGAGAACTCTCGGCCTCGTGAGTATGCCGGCAATGGGAGAGACCTCGCTTACGGCTCCGTCGTCATCGACCGCGAGGGTGACGCTTGGCAGCGCTACGCATATGGTGGCTGGTCTTGCTACATGGTGGAAGGCCTGGGGACACTCCCCGCCAAGCACGCCCCCTACACCATTGTCTACACCCCTAAGGAGGAATCATGAGCGTCCTGCTGACTGCAGCTATCGTGGCGGCCCTCATTGCATTGGGGGCCTACGTCAGCGTAGCTGCCCAACGCGACCACCTGGAGCGACGGGTGGCCGAACTGGAGTACCAGCTCAGGCTAGCCCTGGAGAGGCCTTGTGACTAGGACTCGTAAGAGCGCCAAGGCCGCCGGGGCGCGGTTCGAGAGAGTTGTCGCCGACTACCTCGCCGAGGAGTTGGACGACGACAGGATTGACCGCGCCCCCAAGGCTGGGGCCAAAGACAAGGGCGACATCGCCAACGTCCGCATGGGCGGCCACAAGATCGTCATCGAGTGCAAGGATGTGGCCCGCATGGACCTGCCGAAGTGGACGCGTGAAGCCCAGGTTGAGGCCGAGAACGCGGGCGCCCTCGTGGGCGTCGTCGTCCACAAGCGACACGGGGTTGCCAAGCCTGACCAACAATGGGCTACAATGACACTCGGAGACCTCACCAAACTCCTGAAAGGAACCCAATGAAAACCATCCCCGGCTACCTCACCAAGAACGAGGCAGCCAGCCAACTCGGCATAACCCGCCGAACACTCGACCGACACATCCAGAAGAACAAGACACCCACCTTCCGATTCGTCGGAAACCCAACCATCTACGTCCAAGAGCGCGACATCCAGAAGCTCTTCTCCCCCATCCGAAAGGCAAACTAACCATGGCATGTGACGTCACCGTCGAAGGCAACCTCGGTCAGGACCCCGAGGTCAAGTACACGCAGTCTGGGCAGCAGATCACTGAGCTCCGCATTGCCGCAACCGCATCCCGCAAGACACAGGATGGCTCCTGGGAGGACGACGGCGACCCGCTCTGGGTGACCGCATCCTTCTGGGGTGAGCAGCACGGGCATCTCGCCGACACCCTCAAGAAGGGCGACAAGGTGACCGTGACTGGCCTCCTCATCCAGCGCGGATGGGACGGAAACGACGGCCAGCGGCGCACCAGCCTGGAAGTGAAGTTCCCCCGCTTCCGAGGCGTCATCCCCCGCAAGGGCGGCCCGCAGCAGACCGGCTTCAACGCCCCCAAGGGCGGCCAGCAGGGCGACCCCTGGGCGCAGGCAGGAGCGCCGTTCTAATGGATGCATTTGAGCTTTCGCGCCTCCTTACCGGCGTGGCGTGTGCGTTCTTCTGGGGTGCGCTTGCCGTCTTCGCAGTCGTCATTCTGGGGGCAACTATTTACTTCGCCCCCTGGCCATTTAAGGTTGTGGCACTCATGCTTCTCATATCGGGCGCATTCTTCTCCACGTCAGTGGGAATCGATCTTTGGCGACAGCGACACTAACTCGCAAGACTACCCACCCCCACTCCAGGGGGCAGGTCATCTGCGACGCCTGCTTCACCACAATCAGGCAAGGGCTCATGTACCGGAGGGACACCTGGAAGGATGGGACCTACCACTGGTCCCTCCGGTACTGCCCAGACTGCTGGCTCATCCTCGACGAGGTAGAAGCCACAACACAACCAACCTACGGCGGCCCAGGCGCCGAACACTACGAGCAATGGGCCGCCACCCACATCAACACAGAAAGAGCACAAGCGTGGATGCTCCGCACATTTCCACCCTAACTACACAACAGTTGGAAGACGTCGCAAAGGCTGTGACAGCCCATCGGCCAGTAGAACTTCTGGACGTCACTGCCGGTGGCGGCCACATTCACATTGAAGCCATTTCGGCTGACGGCCGCGCGGCCTACGGGGAGTGGGGCCTGCAACTCCGAGACGGAACCATGTTCCTTCGCGTCATCATCGACGACACCCTCTACACAGAGGTGATCGAAGAGCACGTGCCACTGCGTTGGGATCGAGCAATGAACGGCCTGCGAGCATGGAGCAAGGCCGTCAACGCGGTTGAGCTCAAGCGTGTGCTATCGCCTCAGCCCGAGATGGCTCACCTGATCGCAGACCACCTCATAGCCCCTCGAGACTACTCGCCCCTAGGAGGTTAGCCCGCATGGTAAACATCAAGCTTCACGGCCGCCAGTGGATCGCCAACATGGCCTGCACCCAGTGTGGCATCGCCAGGATCGAGCAGGTACACCCGCGCACCAAGCCCTGGGTGGCCGTCGAGTCCGCCATTAAGACCACCGCCCGCACCCTCGGCTGGAAAGTCGGATCCGAGACCGCGACCTGCGGAGGATGCAGGAGGCAGAAGTGAGCAAGACATGGCGATACGTTGACGCGCGCTGCACATGGAAGCCTATCGCCCACTACCTCACCCGGAAGTGGAAGAGGCAAGGTTACAGAACCGCATACGTCTCCGTGAGTGCTTGTAAGGCACTCGTCGGGGCGCTAGACTATGACCATTCCGGCGAGTGACTCCGCTGGATGTGGGATGGGTAGAACGGCCCGGGGGATTGACCAAGAAGTCTCCCCCGGGCCGTCGCCATACTCCGAACAGAAAGACAACAACCTATGACCCCCCTTGATGAAGCAATCATCGAGAACGACTTCCTCCCTGAGTCCCAGCGCCTCACTAACGTTGAGCTCGCAGAGAAGTTCAACACATCAGAGTCGTCCGTCCGCCGCCACCGCGCCAAGCTCAAGCGCCGAGGAGCCCCCGACATGGGACACGACGCCTTCTTCAACGACGTCCCCGTGGACGCCATCTTGCAGCGAGGGAAGACCATCCGCCTCCCCGATGGCTCCTACGAGAAGATCACCTGGCGGCCTGGAGCGGCTGAGATGGTTGAGGCTAAGCGCGTCTCCTACGAGGACCTCAACCCCGTGTTCCAGGAGCCCATTCTCCCTAAGCCCACCAAGGTATCCGACGCCTCCACGAAGATCGTCTGCCTAGCCGATCTACAGGTCGGGAAGCGGCAGTCAGGCGGCGGAACCGAGGATACGGTTCGCCTCGTGCGCCGCGCCATCAAGGACATTGCCGACGACATCCGCTTCCGCGACCCCTACAAGCGCATCATCCTCGCCGATGTGGGGGACAGCACCGAGGNACCCCTACAAGCGCATCATCCTCGCTGACGTAGGCGATAGCACGGAGGGCTTCTGGAACGTCGCCAGCCAGGCCCAGACCAACGACCTCTCCCTCACCGACCAGATCAGGACCGTGCAACGCCTCTACGCCGAAGCACTACACGCCCTCACCCCCCTCTGCTCATCCCTCTACTACGTGGCAGTCCCATCCAACCACTGCGCCGTCCGCACCGGCACCGGCAAGAACAGCCGCGCCAACTCCCCCGATGACGACTTCGGCATCATGA